CTTTTCCATTAAACTCTTGGGCTACAGGAGCATTCATCATAGGTGCTTCTGGCATTGGTTCAGCTTCTTCTGGAGACATCTCATCAGCTAACTCAGGGGGCATAGCCATTTCAGGTTCTTCAGATGGCATCTCTTCCATCATCATATCTTCCATCTGCATAGGCATACCACCTTCTTGCATAGCCATTCTAAGACTTCCGTCTGGTCCTATAACCATACCACCTTCAGCCATTACTGGTTTATTATCTGGATTAAGTATGGGGGAACTAACTGGACTGTCTTTATCAGTCATACCACCTCTTGCCATTTGAGTCATCATGGGATTTACCTTTTCTATTTGTACTGTTTCTATTATTGCTACTTTATCGTCAGATTTTTCTTTCTGATCTTCTTGAGGTTTTTGAGGTCTACCATCCTCATCTACGTCTACTATAAGTCCTTCATCCTCCATACAAGCTAGACCATGTTTAGCTTCTTGCATCATTGCTCGTATTTTATCTAGCCCAACATATCTTACGACATCTGCTGGTATTACAAATTCTCCCTCAGAGATCATTGCAGGTATATCGTCTGCTACTTCTGATGGTGTTGAACCTACTGGTGGATCGTTTTTCATAGCTATGGGTACTTTCTATCTGCTGCTGCTTTAACTTCAATCTGCATATCTTTTATCTTTCTTAACATATGCAGTTTACCTTGAGCTTTCCACATCTGCACTTCACTTTCGCCTTGCTCAAACTCTCTAATTGTATCATTAATCTTACTGTCTATGTAGCTTTGAAATAGCTCATTGAAGTCGGGTTGATTGACCAGTGGGAGGAGTGACTGGGCGAGGTTGCGGTGCATTGGCGGCTCCTTGTTGTGGTGCAGGTCTACGTTGTTGTTGTCCAGCATTAGCTCCACCACCTGTTGGGAAACCTTGCTGTCCTGGTCCTGGAGCAGTACCTACACCTATATTACCTCCTCCACCTCCAGTAGGATCATTTGGATTAGCTCCTGCTGGTGGACCTTCTGGTTGCATCTGTTGTTGCATCTGTTGCATTAGTACTGCCTGACGCATTGCTTCTTCTGGATTGTTTGTAATCTTATCTACATCTAAATCCATTGTTCTACCAATCTCCCTCATGATATATGGGAACTTGGCAAATGGGGCGAGGACAGGATTACTTGCAATTTGTAAGAATGTTATCAGACGTTGTGATCTAACTTCATTCTTCATAAAGCTCTCTGTACCTCTAGCCCTAACTTCTAAATCACCTTTGATCTCTGAGTCAAAGTCAAACTGCATATTAAATGCAAATAGTGCTTCACCCATAGGACGTAACATATAGTCATCTATATTCTTGATAACTGTACGAATAGAACTGGTGGCTGCTCCCATTAGCATTGAGATACCTGATGCGGTCCTACCAGTACCTTGAACACCTGTTTGCCCATATGAGTAGGAAGGTAATCCAGTTGACTCATCAGCTAATACCCTAGCCTTGTCAAACAACTGCATATTCTCACTACTTACATTAGGAAACTTAGTACCAAAGATAGCCTGTCCTGGTGCGCCACCTTGTCTCCTGAAAATTTTTCCTGGATATACTGTCAAGTCTTGGCCTGGAACTAGGTTAGACTCATCTACTTCTATAAGTAAGTTACCAGATAATACCGCATTATCAACAGCAAGACGCATAAAGCCATTCATCAATGTCTGAGTATCATCCATGTTCTCAGCTAAACCAATACCAAAAAAACTATATGGGTTAATTTCGTATGGTGCGGAACAGTACGGAATACGCTTGGGTGTAAATGGATTTATTACTAGTCGTAGTATTTCATCATTACATACCCAACAGTTGATCTGTATCTCTTCTTTCTTTCGTAGTTCTTTTGGTAGTTTGATACCTGCTTCTTTAGCTATCTCAGTATCTACTGTACCCCAGAACTCTACAACCTCAAATCTTTCTACTCCACCGTAGGAATCACCACCGTCAGAGTCTATACCATAGCTATCTGACTCTATGTCATCTTCCCACCACTCACGAGTATAACTCTCACCATACTCTATGGCTCGTTCTATTGCTTTTGTTCTAAAGAATGGACGCTTCTTTAATGCTCTAACCTGAGATCGTGTCATACGATGACGCTCAATAACATACATTGAGTCTTCCATGTTAAGAGCATCAGGATCTGGATAGAAGTTCCATATAGATGTATACTCTACTTTAGGTATAGTCTTAACTAATGGCTCATAGTCACCCTCATCACTCCAGTTAGGATATTCTTTGTTAAAGGCAAACGGACCCTTCATTATACCTGTACCAAACAGGACACATTCAAATGCAGAAAACCTAAGATGCTTGGTAGCAGCTGACTCTTCTAGCTGATCTCTAATCTTCTTCTCCATTTTCTTAGCAGCAATCATAGCTGGTTCAAATGTAATAGAAGATTGAGTTTGACCCACACCTTTTTCTAGGTTTTCTATGTCTTTTAATTTGTTTTCTAGTGGACCCAACTTGGCTAATAATGTATCAGCAGTATCACCAGCATTAAAGTCTTTACCATCACCATTAAATCCATATACTAATGGAAGATCAGGCATTTCTGGCTCTTCTTCCATACCAGTAGGTTTTTTAGGATCTATATGGGCAGCATCAACTACACCCTCTGGTAATGTAGTAGGTTCTACACCTATTGGAAATCTATTCTGGCTAAACAGTACATCACATAATTGACTAAACGCTGCTAGTACTTTTGTTTTAGTTACTTTAATAAAGACACGAGACTTCTCAGCATCTGTAAACTTGACATCAGGACCATAGATACCTCTATAGTTTCTATAAGATTGTAACCATCGTGTCTCATCTGTATATCGTGCAGTCTTAGCAGTTGTAAATTTCTTGTCGATATAACTTATAAGATCATCGTATTCAGTAGATTGATTAGAATCTTCTAGTGCAGTATTTTCATCAGTATCTAAAAAATCATCAGCCATTTAGTATCCAAACATATTATCAGAAGGTTTCCAGCGTTGTTTAGGAATATTTTCCCATGCTGTAGTCTTATTTATTGGTCTTGACATTACCATATACCTTAGTGCGTCATATAGATGATCTTCAGATTTTGTATCTACATCCTCTGGATTACGTCTATCTAACGGTAGTGCAGGTAGCTGACTTATTAAGTTACGGCAACTATCCATTATAATTAATTTAGGTTCTTCTGTATCTTCATCTAACTGTAGACGCTTGTGCATCTCTATCTTACCTGCTACCCTAGATCCTGGAGATCTGTCAGAAGGTCTAAACCTACATCCTTCTCTATTCATAGTCTCTGCTATTGATGGACCTACATCACCTCGCTTGGCCCAACAGGAACTGTCTAGTACAGCATCATATATTCTACCATCACCCTCTTCAGCATCTAGTATAGCCCATGCTAACTTGTCTGCTGTTAGTTTATTAACATATAACTCACGATAGATCCAAAGAACATCATCGTAATCAATAGCTCCCCAAAGAACAGCAGAATGAGAAGAATAACCAAAGTCGCATGATCTGACTTTAGTCCAGCCACTAGGTATTTCAAATGCTTCGACAGTGTGAATATCTTTATCAAATTCTGGAAACGCTCCATCCTCGACAACATCCCAATTCCCATATAAAAACTGTTGGCGTTTAGCCTCTGGTAGTGACCCCAACATTGATACATAACTATGGTCTTGTGTCAAGTACGGATTATCCCATACTGACGCTGCAATAAACTTACGGCTAATACCAGATATTATTTCTTGTCCGTTGGCATTAAACCTGACTTCTTCTACAAACCTTTTACCGTGTGGTGCAGGGTCTATAAACATCTTCTTAACCCATGCAGATCCTATGTTTCCTGGATTACCAGTTGCCCTCATCTGCAAAGGTATACTTGTATCTACTGTTCTTAACGATGACCTAAGAAAATGCCATATATCTGAGTTGCCATATTGCGGAAGCTCGTCCACACCGATCCATGTATATGATTGGCCCTGATATCTAAGTGCATCTTGTAAGTTTTCACAGTATCCAAACTCTATTCTTGCTCCACTTGGAAAGTGCCAAGTGTTTTCTTGTGCCTTAAACTTAGCACCTTTAAATGCTTTAGGATATATCTGTTGTGTCTGAAAGATAACATCCCTTAACTCTGGCATAGACCTACGCAATAGTAATGCCCTATGTGCAGGTTTATGTGCAAACCTTAATGGTGCTATTAGTAGACTATAGGTTTTACCTCCACCTCTAGCCCCACCATAAAATACTTCTCGTTCTCCTGCTGCCAGAAACTCTGTCTGTGGACCTTTATTAGGTTCAAATGCAACTTCCTGTTCTGGTGCAACTGTATCGTTAGGAAACTCAAATGTCTCTTGTTCTATATCACTAGGTTTAGCAATGGCTTTTTTAAGTCTACGTTTTGCCTGTTCTGCTTTAATGCTAGTCTGTTTAACTGTATTCTTGAGTCGTTTGACTTTCTTCTGTTGTTTGTTGAGATTGGCTTCTCTTTTCTCTCTACGAGCATCGAGTTCTTCTTTTGTCCAAGCCAATTTGTGTAATCGGGTAGCAGATAGTTTCCTATTGGTTTCATTTGCTAACCATCCTGCAACCTTTCTTACTGGTTGTTGATCTTCTCTAATCTTTACTATAGCTTCTTCTAGCTTGGTCAATACCTTTTTATCTGGATAATAAAAAGATTTGTCTTGACCTTTCTTAGCTGGATCATAACCATACGGCGTTATACCTACGGCTGGTATTGGTTTAGTCTTACTCCTCGTCTTCATCTTCGTCTTTATTTAGTGGAGGTAAAACTACTACGGCTGATGGTGTACCCTTATGTTCTATCTTCTCAGTACGGACTAACCCTACTCTGTCTAGTACTTCTTTAGACGCTGCTAGTCTTTCCCTGTTACCTAATGCACTAGGATCATCAATGACGTTGACCATAGACAGTACGGCTTTAGGTGCATTGGCTGCTAGTACATATTCGGCTCGTTCTATTATTTCTTCTTTGAGCCTTTTGATTATTCTGGCAGGATACTCTGCTTTAGAATACCCTGCACTATCCATAGCAGCCCGAAAGTTACCGTTAGCTTCGTTAAACAAAGCGTCTAGGAATAAACTTTCTTTTTCAGTTAGGCTAGTCTTCACTTACCCATACCTCTTCTGGTAAATCCACCGTTCCTCATGCCATATGTTTTCTTAGGAGCCTTGTACATTCCACCTTTACCGAATGCTTTAGCTCTAGGCATACCACCTCTACGGAAGTTCATTTCTTCTTCTAGTTTTTCGTTTTCAATACGGTCTTTAACCATTTGTGAGGAAGATCTTTCATCGCCTAGCATACGAGCAATTTTAATACCTAGACGATCACTATCTTTTACTACGCTTCTTTTTGGTTTATTTTTAGCCTTTTTGTCATCATCTACTATTTTAGATGAAGTTTTAGTTTTCTTAGGTGGATCTTTTTTAATTTCAGGAGCAGAACTAGGATCTTCTTTTCCTATTTTATCTTTATTACTTTTACCACCGCCCATTTCTTCTACTGATGAAACACTCTTTGATTTTTTGTCTTTTGTCGATTTATCAACTTTTTTAGGTGCTGGACCTGATGTAGTATTAAGTTGACTTTGCTGCCTTCTATTCGCAGAAGTTAATGCTCCTGCTGTTAATGCGGCTGCTGTCGCTGCACTTCCTCCTGCTATAGCTAGTTTATTACTTAAACTTCTTCCTCCTTTGTTTACAGCATCTTTACTTTTATCGAGAGCTTTAACAGTATTAATATTATAATTGGTATTTTTAGGAGTAGTTGTAGTAGTTTTAGGTGCATCTGTTTTAGGTTTAGTTTTAGGTGCATCTGTTTTAGGTTTAGCATTGGAAGTAGTTTTGGGTGCTTTTTTATTTGCAGCTTTTTCTAGAGCTTCTCTACCTTTTCTTACTTGACTTGTTTCTGAAGCCTTACTTACAGTTTTTTGTGCTTTTTCAGCTGCTTCTTGAATTGCCCTTAAACCCTTTACATCTCCACTTTTAATTTTAGGTAGAATTTTTTTCTGCACTGCATCAGGTAGATCTTGAAATGCTTTAAAAGCCTTATCTGTTAATAAAGATTTTCCAAATATTGCTTTTTGAGTCAGTGAAGCTATTTTTTTACTTGCCATTGGTTTTGTTCCTTTTAGTTTGTTATATGCTGCTCGTACACCTGCCTGTACATTTTTTGGTAATTCTAGTATTAATTTAGGGTTTTTAGCTATTTTAATTGCTAGTCCTGCACCTGATACACCTAAACTAAGATAAGATAAGTGTTCGCCAAAATCGACTATGTCATATCTATTAGGATCATCTACAGCACTTGCAAATTCTCTTTTTTTTGTTTTAGGGTTATATACACCTTTTGAGTACCCTGCTAGTTTTCCTCTTTTTAATTTATCTTTTCTGGTAGTATCCATAGACTCAAATAACTGGTTATCTGTTCTAGTAGTTAATCCCATCTCTTTAGCTTTAGTACGGAGTGACTGTAGCAGTTTTGAGTTTCTAGCAAAATCAGCATCAGTAGTACTATTAATAAAGTTTTTTTCAACTTCGTTAAGTCTACTTTTCATTCGTTTTTGTCTAAGACTTAATTTAGGAGGGGCCATTATTTTCCTTTACCAATACCATTAAATAAATCAAATAAGGTACGGACTTTTTCCTTGAGGATTTCCGTATCTGAGTGAAGTTTAGCTAAGATTACTATTAGTGTTATTAACCCGAATACGATGGGCCATATACTTGTCGCTACCTCTACTATTTCCATGTCTCATTTTCTTCTAGGTTTTCTCTTTGGCTGCATACGCCTATTCGCTGTCTTAGATATTACGGCTAAATTACTACGCCTATTATCTTGTGCATTACCATTCTTATGATGTACTTCTTTACCCTTTGGTGGTTTTAATTTACTGTTAGCAGCATTCCGTCCTGCCCTACGTTTCTTTTGTACAGGTTTAGCATGATACTCATCATACTCTTTCCTATAGTTGCGCTTTCGTTTAGCTGTAGGAGCCACGAACTACACCCTTTTTAAGTACCTTTAGTACAAGTCCACCATTCTTTATGTTTATGCCTGACTTCTTTTTCTTAACGGGTTTTATTCCCATACTCTCTTCTTCTTTTTTATCATATTGACCACTTCTTAGTGATCTAAGAAAAGCACCGTAGTTACGTTCACTACCAAACTCTTTTTTTTCTTTATCTGAGAGGCTATCCCATGTAGGTAATTTTTTATCAGTCATATTCATACCCTAATAAAAGAAAGGGGGAGGTAACTGCTTAACCTTCAACCCCTTTAAATGCAATCACTGGACCCTAGAAGGTCATACTTCTAACCACGAACCCCTCAAGATAAAGATTAAAAGTACGCAGTTTTATTAGTTTCGTATTATAACATATGTATATATCACTGTCAAGTAAAAAGTGATACTAATAACAATAATGTTTACACATAGTAGCAATATTATATATAATAAAGAGTACATATGTGTTTACATATAGTAGTTATATAGTGTATATTATAGTATAATACTTATACTCTGTATATAGTCTCGCTGATGCTCGACTAAAAAGTGATTATATCACGGATATACTGGTTTGTCAAGTGTTTTATTAGTATAGTACGAATATTACCCTATACCCTGACTTCTTGTACTATTATTTTACTGTTTTATATCAAGGTGTTGACAAGCTATTTTCGATAATTTTGTATAACCGTATATATATAACGTATAGCCCTGCCGTGGCTACCGCGTGGCCCTACTTGACCTGATTTTAATTAATTGTATGTCAAATTAATCTTGACTTTATATAAAATTTTAGACAAATTTAGTAGGTATTCGATTAGTATTTGATTAAAACTCAGCATAAAAATATTATTGGCACGAGTCGGACCATAACCCCCGCTTTCAATTTTGTGTATCCATCCCCATAGCTCAGACATGACTCATGCAGTCGAAAGTTAGTATAGGCTAACTTTGTTAGTCATTCCTATCAGCGTCTGCGACGCCTATCATTAGAATAGGCTGCGCCTATCATTTTATCTATCACGTTCGCTGCGCTCACTATCATTTT